CTAAAGGTAAAAGATACCATGAATGTACAGAGATTAGACCTCAAGGTTCAATCATTGTTTTCCCTTCTTATATATATCATCAAGTAACACCAGTAACAAAAGGGACAAGATATTCTTTAGTGTTATGGACGCTAGGAAAACCATTTCAATGAGCAGGAGAAGAGGCAGGACTATGAATAAAAAAGAATATGAAGTAATCGCCAGGCTTGTATATGACGATGACACTGAAATCTACGAAATTGAGTGGAACCATAGCAACCCGAAGACTGCTGACATATTTGTCAATAAGAGCAGGAGTGAGGCGATGAGAGCCTGCGACGATGGAATTGCGGATCTCACATACTTCAGATTATTACTTGAGGAAGTGGAGAGGAGTGCTCCGACTTTACACTGATTAGGCGTTTCCTCAGTCCGAAATTGCGACTGAGGAAGAGTGCTTACACTGAGGAGAAAACACCGCAAAAACCTTCCTCCTTAGTTATACGTATATATATACGTAACTAAGGAGGGAGTGAGGCGGATATATAAAACGACTGAGGAGAATAGTTGTCATGGTAGTGAAAAAGAAAAGTAAACGTGTTACATTAGCTGAAGCAAAGAGAAAGGGACGTGATGTACTTGGTAGACCTGAGGGCGGCGCTCCGCTTATTAAAGCAGAAGTCTGGGGCCAGCTTAAACCGCTGGATTATATTGCCCGGGAAAAAGTTAATAAGTGGGGTGATACATTGCCTACGTTCGTGCCGCCAGAAATGGCTGGACGTTTTGAGGCTGCTTACGAGGCACTAGGTTACGCCGTAGAGGCTAACGATGTCATGGCTACTAATCAAATCGCCGGGCAACTTATGAGGGCTTGGGAAGTATTGGAGAAGACTGCAATTGAGGCCGGGCATAAACCTCCGGCTGAGGATTGTTATTGCGTCGAGCTCGAGGGCGGTAGGATCGTATGTATTGCATCTAAGAATGCTCACATACTACGTGAGAAGTACAAGGACTGGATAGTTTACAGTTTCGAGGATGTTGCTAGAATATTATCTAATGATTTTACGGCTAAATTTTTGGAGGCTGCTTACGATAGTTTTCCAAAGGCAGAAATAACAACCGTCATTAGGGATGGCGTGGATAAATCAATCGACTGGTCAATAGGGGATGAGATACCGTGGTAAAAATGGATAGAGACGAAATATTAAAGGAAGCCATGAAGGTCATTAATAATGATCGCAATGCTGATTATGGAGACGCTCGAGAAAACTTTGAGAATACTGCGAAGTTATGGTCAGCTTACACTGGCTACGAAATAGGTCACATCGATGTGGCTGTAATGATGGTGTTGCTTAAAATATCTAGGATTAGGGTATCGCCTGATAAGGCAGATCATTGGGTGGATATTTGTGGGTATTCAGCGTTGGCCGGGGAGATAGGATCAGATGGTAGGTAAAGTTGGTAAGGCTAAAATTTCTGTAATAGAAAAGATGGGAGAGGATGAGGTGCTTGATAGAATATCTACAGGCACTTCAGTCAGATCTCTTATGAAAGAGTTTGATGTTGGCTATAAGCTATTCGCTGTGTGGCTCGACGCTGTCGAAGGCAGGAGAGGCAGATATGACCAGGCATTATCAGAAGCCGGGAATTATTATGCAGAGCGTGCAGTTGACACAGCTCAGAACGCGCAGCCTGAGGATGTTAATGTATCGAGATTGAAAGTTGATACTGATAAATGGATAGCAAGTAAGCTTAATCATAAATACGATACGAGACAAAGAGACGTAGCAATAAACATAAGTGTTAATGATTTACACGCGCAAGCAGCTCAATTACTTGGCGATGTTATCGAAGGCGAAGCTGAGGAAGTTGAACCGTGATTTCGCAGACTAGGTCACAATCGCGTGTGCGCGTGCGCGTGTCAAAAGTCGGCAAAAATGTCAACTTTCATGCATTATTGATGTCGTTTTCGTGCATTTCGGGAGGGCGTTTTCGCTAAGTCATTGATTACATTACATAATAAAATTAACATAATAACTATTATGCGAAAACAATTTTTAGCCCCCCCTTACTTTTTGTTCGCGCCCCGGCTTTTGCAACCACCCCATCACAGATAGAGACATAGAAAATGAGCAGCAATCCATTTTTAAAATTAATGAAAAGATACCAACACGATCCCGTCAAATTCGCCAGGGAAGTAATAGGCATGGAGCCCGACGAGTGGCAGTGTGAGCTTTTACAATCCGTCGCTGACCCAAAGATTAGACGTGTCAGTTGCAGATCGGGACACGGCGTGGGGAAATCTTCAGCCGTGGCAATGGCAGCCATTTGGCACGTATTAATGAGAGTGCCATCGAAGACAGTTGTCACCGCCCCCACCTCTGCACAGCTTTTTGACGCCTGTTTCGCTGAAATGAAAAATATTGCAAAACGTCTAAAGCCTCCATTTAACGAGTTACTCGAGATAAAGAGTGATCGCATTGAGCTCAAGAGCGCCCCGGAGAGCACGTTTATATCGTGTCGGACGTCGAGGCAGGAGCAGCCGGAGGCACTCGCAGGGGTGCACTCACCGAGCACGCTTTTATTGGCTGATGAGAGCAGCGGCATCCCGGAGAGCGTCTTCGAGGCGGCCAGCGGTTCAATGTCGGGCATTCACTCGACTACCGTATTGACCGGAAACCCCACCCGGAATACTGGCTTTTTTTATGATACGCACAATCGACTGAAAGAAAATTGGCATACTATGCACGTATCCTGCGTTGACAGTAATCGCGTATCCGAAGACTTCATTAATGACATGAAAAATCGTTACGGAGAAGATAGCCCGGCGTACCATGTGCGCGTGCTTGGAAATTTCCCTCCGTCTGAGAGTGACACAGTTGTCCCGGTATCTTTAATTGATCACGCCATGAAAAACGACGTAAAGATCCACGAGGACACTGTCTCCATTTGGGCACTCGACGTCGCCCGGCAGGGGAATGACAGCTCCGTTTTATGTAAGCGCCAGGGCCCGGTAATTCACCCACTGACCGTGTGGAACAATTTAGACTTGATGCAATTGACTGGGGCTGTGAAGGCTGAATATGATGCCGTATCTTCGTCTAAGAAGCCCGTCGAGATCATTGTCGATAGCGTAGGCTTGGGAGCCGGTGTATTGGATCGACTTAGGGAGCTTGGTCTCCCGGCTCGAGGCTTGAACGTATCTGAGAGATCCGTACAGAGGGAGACATACATAAATTTACGCGCAGAGCTCTGGTTTAAGTGTAAGGCTTGGCTGGAGGGTATGGACGTTAAGATACCTCACGATGACAGGCTGTGGGCGGAGCTGGCAGCTCCCCGGTATCACTTTACCAGCTCAGGCAAGATACAAGTCGAGAGCAAGGAGGCTATGAAAAAGAGAGGCATTAACTCACCCGATAGAGCTGATGCAGTTTGTCTTTCATTAGCAAATGAAATGACGACTATGGCGTATGGCACGAGCTCCTCAGGTTCATGGAATAAGCCGCTGCGTCGAGAGATCCTAGGTATTGTATAAAAAAGGACCAGTTGATCAAACTGGCCCTTTTGCTAGATCACCAAGAAAAGGAGACGAGGCTCTAGCTGCACGCGGTTTGGTGAAAAATACTTAAAACCACCGGCACTCACGGCTTACCCATTTATTTTATCTGTTCCTCAGCTCCTGTATGTATAGGCACTCGTTGCATCTATCCTGCATTTGACCCTTTTTAATTCCTTTAGATCTAAGCAGCAAAAAATTTCCGCACGCGCATTTACATACCCACATACTTCCGTTGCAATTTTTCTTTGTATTTAAATCTTTACCCAGAACGGTTATGCGTCCATTTTTTTTACCCACCATTTCATTATAGAGTTTTCTCTCGTCGCCCAGCGCCGTGTGATCCGATTTTCTAAAATACATCGGATCCTTGTAGACGTTTTTAAATTCTTTTTTAGGCGTGAAGTGAGTGCCCTTCGATAAGACTACTCTCGCAGCATTACCGTTAATAGGCGTAAAATATTTATTAGCTTTACTTGTTACCATTACAATTCTCCCGGTTGTATAATTTAACTGTAACATAAAAATTTTGCAAATTTACTAGTCGGTAATATTTTTTTTATTTAAT